CCTCGGACGACAGAAAAATTGTGCTGCTACGTCTGCGGCTACCGCTACACGAGTATCGTGTACCTGGGATACGGCCTGGACGAGATTACGTGTGGCGCGTGCGGTTCTGGTGGAAGCGTCGATTACGACGATGGCGATGGGCCGGAAATGGTAATCAACTAATAGGAGAATCGACATGATGGGACGTACCAAGATGCCGGCAGGCATCAAGCCGGCAAAAAGCAAGGGCAAGGTGAAGGCGAAGGGCTACGCGGCCGGCGGGCGGGTTTCGACGGCGGCGCCGGCAAACCTCACGACTCCGCTCAACAAGGGCGGGCGCGCCAAGAAGAAGGCTTGCTAACTCTGTGCGCGCCAAAGATCCTGTAACTGGCCTGACACCTCAGCAGGAGGTGTTCGCGCAAAGGGTTGCCGAAGGCAAAACGCAGGCCGATGCGTACCTCGAGGCATATCCAGCATCGCGCAAATGGCAAGTCACGTCGGTCTACACCCAGGCAGCCGTGCTCATGAACGACAGGCACGTAGCCAACAGGGTGGCCGATTTGCGACGCCAAGCCGAGTTAAAGGCGATCGAAAGAATTGCCTACACCGTGGAAACCGCCATGGCCGAGTGCAAGATCGCGATGGATCTGGCGATCCAGAAGGAGCAGCCGGCCGCCCTGGTGTCTGCCATTCGCCTGCGCGCGGAGCTTCAGCGCCTCCTGGTGCAGCAGTCCGAGACCCGTCAGGTGGACGAGTGGGGCGTGCCGCGGAAGAAGCAGGAGGCGTCGGACCTGATCGAGCGGATCCAGCGCGAGGCCAAAGCGCGGGCCAAGACGCCGGCGGTCGAGCCGAAGGGGTGAAGCAGGAGGCACGGCGTTGCTCGGCGTGTGGCCGGGAGGCGTATCGCGCTGAGGCATGGATTTACGAGCAGCGCTGCGGCTTGAACCCATGGGACGCGGTTGTTAATAGCGCCGCGTCGGCAGTAGCGCCTATTAACGCGCGGCCGCCGAAAGCCGAGCGGAGGCCGTCGGATCGAATGCCGAACGGCCAGACGAGGGCGGCGTACAACGCCTACATGCGCGAGTACATGCGCCGATGGCGGGCGGCTGGCAAGGATGGGCGCTCCGCTTGATATTTCGCGGCTGACCGACGAGCAGTTGCTGATTCTTGAGGCGACGCTTCGGAAGCGCACGGAGTACGAGTCCTTCTGCTACGACTCGGAACTGTTCGGTGAGGAGGTGCCGGCGCGGGTGCATCGCCTGATCTGCTCGCTGGCTCAACAGGTGCTGGACGGCGACATCGAGCGATTGATGATCTTTGCCCCGCCAGGCGTGGCGAAGGCGTTGGCGCTGGATACGCCCATTCCCACGCCCTCCGGTTGGACGACCATGGGCGAGCTTCGGGTCGGCGACCAGGTGTTCGCGGACGACGGCAAGCCCTGTCGGGTCACGTGGGTGTCACCAATCCACCGCGACCGCCCGGTGTACGCGGTCCGAACAGACTGCGGCGACAATATCATCGCGGACCGGGACCACGAATGGCTTGTGCGGCTGTGCGGCAAGCCTCGTAACGGCGGCAAGTCGCTGGACCCGACGCGAAAGCCCAAGCGCTGGGAGCCGTTCAAGATCAAGGAGACGCACGAGCTTGCTAGGCCGCGCGGCAAGCGGCCAATGATCCGCAGGGCTGGCGTGTTGGAACTGCCGCACGCCGATTTGCCGCTAGATCCCTACGTGCTTGGTGTGTGGCTTGGCGACGGCACGGCGGACAGTGGGTCTGTGACGGCCGGAATCGAGGACGGCAAGTGGATGCGCGCTGAGATCGAGCGCCTTGGCTACCGGACGACGGATTGCAGCGTGCCGACTCGATTCGGCGTTTCCGGCATCCGGCGCCATTTAGCCGCGCTCGGGGTGCTCCACGATCCGGCGCATGGGGTGACGGGTTACAAGCACATCCCGGCGCAGTACCTGCGGGCCAGTGCCGAGCAACGGTTAGCGCTTCTTCAGGGCTTGATCGACACGGAAGGAACGGTTTGCAAGCGCCGAGGCATGGCGACGTTTTCCAACACCAACCTCGCTTTGGCGCTGGGCGTCCGCGAATTGGTGCGCTCGCTGGGCGTGAAGGCCGGATGGAACGAAGGACTCGCCAAGCTCAACGGCAAGGACTGCGGCCCCGTGTACCGCGTGACGTTCTATCACGCACAGGCGGCGCGGATGCCCCGCAAGGCCGCGCTGTGTCGGGCGGCAACGCGCACGACGAACACCTACATCGATGTCACGCCAGCCGGAACAGCGGATACGGTGTGCATCGAAGTGGATTCGCCCACGCACCTGTTTTTGTGCGGCCGGTCGATGACGCCGACACACAACAGCACCTACATCTCAAAGCGCTTGGTCGCATGGGCGGTGGCGTATCAGCCCGGGATCAAGATCATCGGGGCGAGCCACACGGCCAGTCTGGCGGCCAAGCACGGCCGGGAGGCCCGCAACATCGTGGCGCATCCGGCATACCGGACGATCTGGCCCGAAGTCAGGCTGGCCAAAGACTTGCAGGCCCGGGATGATTGGGCGACGACCGAGGACAGCGAGTTTTTCGGCTGCGGCTTCGACGGCGGCGTAGTCGGCCGGCGCGGCGACCTGCTCATCATCGATGACCCGTTCAAGAGCCGGCAGGACGCCGACTCGGAGACGATCCGCGAGGCGCACTGGGCGACCTACCGGACCGGGCTGCGTACCCGGCTTCGCAAGGGCGGCCGGATCATCCTCATGCACCAGCGCTGGCACGAGGACGATATCGCCGGCCGGATCTTGCCGGAAGGCTACGACGGGCGATCTGGCTGGATCACCGCCCGGGACGGCGAGGAGTGGTACGTCGCAAACCTACAGATGGTATGCGAGGCGGACGGGGATCCGCTTGGGCGGCAGCGGGGCGAACTGCTCTGGCCGGAGTGGTTCGACGAGGCGCGGGTACGCCAGGACAAGCTGTCCGCCGGACAGCGCGATTGGGCTGCGCTGTACCAAGGCGTGCCGACAGCCGACGAGGGCGCGCTGATCCCGTCTCACTACTGGCGGGTCTGGCCGGCCGACACGCCGCCGGACGTGGACTACGTGGTCCAGGTGTATGACACCGCCTACGAGGAGGGCGAGGAGGCCGACTACTCCGCCAGGACGACTTGGGGGATCTTCGATATCTACGCCCAGAGCAACGCCGCAGCGCTGCGCGAGACAATCGAGCGGGCGCGGGAGCGGGGCGAGCCGATGCAGCGCTACCACGCGATCCTGCTGGAGGCGTGGCGGGGCAAGGTGGATTTTCCGACACTCAAGCGGACGGCCTTGGATGCGTACAGACAGTACGAGCCTGACCGGGTGCTGATCGAAAAGCGGGCCAGCGGGCACAGCCTGATCCAGGAGATGCGCCGCGCCGGGCTGCCGATCAAGCCGCTACGGGCGGACCAGTCGAAACTAGCGCGGACCTATGCCGCGCAGCCTGCATTCGAGCAGGGGTGCGTGTGGCGCATGGACATGGACTGGACGCTGCCGGTTGTCCGGGAGTGCGCACAGTTCCCAAGCGGCAAGCACGACGATACGCACGACACCGTGATGCATGCCATCGGATGGCTGCGTCGCACCTATCACCTAGTCCTGCGGGGCGAAGAGCCCGACGAGGACGCCGAGCCACTAGAGGCCACCCCAATCTATGGATGAAGAGATCGAGATCGACCTTCTAGAGCCGCCGATGACGGCCGACGACGGGACGGTCATCACGCCGCTACCCGACGGGTCGGTCGAGGTGGATCTTGAGGGCCGTGGCCAAGTGGAGCGCCCCGTAGCCTTGGACGAGGACAACTTGGCCGAGGGCATGGACGACAACGCCTTGGCCAAGATCGGGCAGCGGATTTGCGAGCTGGTCGAGCTCGATGAGCGTGCCAGGGCGCCCTGGCTTGAGCGCCTCGAGGATGGGTTGGCGGCGGTGGCCCTGACCGGAGAAGGCAAGCCTCCTGCCATGGCCACTGGATCGCGCGTCGTTCACCCGCTGATCGCGGAGGCGGCCGTCCAATTCCAGGCGCGGGCGCTCGAAGAGATATTCCCGTCATCCGGGCCGGTCAAGACGCGCGTGCTTGGGCAGAGCAACCGGAAACTGATCGAGCGGGCTGACCGCGTCGAGCGCCATATGAACTGGCAGATGACCGATGAGGACAGCGAGTTCTTCTGGGATGTCGATCAGATGCTGCTCGTCCTGCCGCTTGCCGGGTCCGACTTCAAGAAGACGTACTGGGACACGTCCGAAGGCATGTTGGTGGGTCGCCGGGTAGACGCCAAGGACGTAATCGTGCCCTACAAGGCGCGCAGTCTAGCCAAGGCCCGCCGGATCACGCACCGGTTCTGGTTGGACCGGATAGCAATGGCCGAGCAGCAGGAGGAAGGCTTCTACCTGCCGGTTGATCGCCTGCGCTTGCAGCGGCCGCATACCGTGGAGGAGCAGTCCATCGCGGACGCCTCCGACGCAGCGGACGCTTCCTTCGACCCCGACGAGGACGGCAAGTACGAGGTGCTGGAGTGCTCCACGTACTGGAGCTTGGAGGGCGAGGAAGGCGGCCGCCCGATGCCCTATTTGATTTCCGTCGAGCGCGAAAGCCAGAAGGTGCTGTCGATCCGGCGCTATTGGACGACCCGCAACGGCCAGACTCGGCGTCGCTGCGCCTTCACGCACTACAAGTTCCTGCCCGGGCTGGGCTTCTACGGCTACGGTTACCTGCATGTAATCGGCGGCTTGCAGGAGGCGGCAACCAGCACGCTGCGCTCATTCATGGATGCCGCGAGCTTTGCCAACTGGCGCGGCGGCTTCAAGACCAAAGAGGCGCGGGTGCAAGGGCAGAGCCTTGAACTGCGCTACGGCGTGTGGCAGGACGTCGACCTGACCGCCGAAGAGCTTGCCAAGGGGTTCTACACGCCCGACTTCAGAGAGCCGAGCCCCGCCATGGTGGCGGTGCTGGAGCGGCTCGAGCGCATGGGGCAGCGCTTTGCGGCGACGACCGAGGCGAGTGTCCCCGAGAACAACAGCAACACGCCGGTCGGCACGACGATTGCCCGCCTAGAGGAGGCCGGCAAGGTCCGATCCGGCATCCACAAGCGCTTGCACATTGCGGCGCAGCATGAGTTCCGGTTGCGCGCCGAACTCAACTGGCAGCATCTCGACCGCAGCGGGATGGAGTTCGTCTCCGGC